CTAGGTCGAGTACACAGGGGGAACTGCCCAGTATGCCAGCGTAGGAACACCTTCACTGCCATCAATGATATGGGTACCGTGATGTGGAACTGTTACTCCAACGGTTGCAATGTGGCAGGGGCTATCAAAACATTTATACCTGCTGCAGATTTAGTGAGGCTAATGAATGTTAATTATGTACATACGGATTTACCATTCGACTTTGACTTGCCTGACTGGTTGATTGTGGACTACACCAGACCCCACTTAATTGATTTGTGTAACCGATACCAGCTAGACCCACACTGGCTAGACTTACGCTATGACATACGAGAGGAGAGGATTGTATTTCCCATCCGGCAAGAGGGAAAGATTGTAGATGCTGCAGGTAGGGGTGGGCATAGTGGCATCACACCTAAGTGGAAACGCTATGGTGTAGCACGTACTGCTTACGTGGCAGGTGATGCAGATGTAGCTGTCGTAGTAGAGGATTGCATTAGTGCTGCAGTTGTAGACACTTTAGGTGGCACAGGCTTTGCCCTACTGGGTACAGCATTACTAGAGGAACACAAGAAACTCCTTGCTAAGTACCGTAAGGTTGTGGTAGCATTAGATCCTGACGCAATGAGTAAGACACTCGTATATACCCGTGAACTAAAGGCTAGTGGAATCGAAGCAGTAGCCATGAATTTAAGGGATGACTTAAAGTACCGTGTCCCAGATGATATAGACCAGTTGATGAATAGAATGAGGAGTTAGTATGGAATTAACATTGATTAGAAGTTTGATGGACAAAGACTTCTACGATGAGACCAGAGGTAACCGTTGTCCAGATAAGCTGTTCAGTAAAGATACACGTAAGATCAAATCAACCATCGATACAGCGATGGATCAGTATCAAAGAGATTTAACAGTCAACGAAGTTCAAGCTTTATTCTTTGCAGCAAACCCCACATTAACTACAGCACAGAAACATGCATACGAATTGCAGTTTGATCGCATTCGTAAAGAACAGATCATGGGCTCTGACATTGCAACAGAAGTACTCAGCAATATGTTCCGTCAAGTAGTGGGTGAAGAGGTAGCTAACCTTGGATTCCAGTATGTCAATGGAGATCAGACTACGATGGAGCCATTGCGTAACATCCTAGAACAATACCAAGATGACTTCACACCTAGTATTCGTATCAACTACGTAGACAACAGCATTGAGAACCTAACAGCCATTGCTGCAAACAATACCAAGTGGCAGTTCAATATCCAATCTCTACATCACTCAGTGCAAGGCTTAGATAGCGGTATGCTGTTTGTGATTGGTGCTCGTAGTAACGTAGGTAAGTCAAGCTTCCACTCATCACTCTGTGCTGCCCCACATGGATGGGCACATCAAGGTGCTAGGGTACTGGTGCTTTGTAACGAGGAGAAGCCGGAGCGTGTGGCATCTAGGTACATGACTGCTGCAACAGGTATGACTATGGCACAGATCATTGCAGATAAGACTACAGCACACCGTCTGTATGATCCTATCAAAGATAACCTGAAGTTTGTAGATGCAACAGGCAAGAACATGCGCTGGGCTGAGTCAGTCATCAAGAAGCATAAGCCTGAGATTGTAGTCATGGATATCGGTAGTAAGTTTGCAGAGGATGGTGCAGCTACGAACAGTCATGAGACATTGAAAGCCAATGCAGTGTACGCACGTAACATCGGTAAGATGTACGGATGTCTAGTCGTGTATTGCACACAGTTAAGTGCCGAAGCAGAGGGCAAGATCGTATTGTCACAGGCTATGATTGAAGGCAGTAAGACGGGCTTGGCAGGTGAATCAGACTTGATGATCTTAGTTGCACGTAACCCACCGATGAATGATCAGACAGAGGATGATGGTATGCGCTACTTAAACATCGTGAAGAACAAGATTAGTGGTGTTCACAGAATTGTGAACTGTGAGTTTGACTTCCAGACTGGTGTGTACTCATCATGATTATCACACTTGACGTGGAGAACACAGTCAGTAACAGAGGGGGTAAGAAACACCTAGACCCCTTCGAGACTGGCAATACCCTAGTGATGGTGGGCTATAAGTTACTAGACGGTACACACCGTGTGTATACCTTTGACCACTCACAGGTGCAAGAAGATTGTGCTAAGAACAGACAAGACCTACAGGCTGTACTGGATCAGACTACCTTGATGATTGGACACAACTTGAGCCATGACTTAGTGTGGCTATGGGAGTCTGGCTTTAAGTATGATGGTCTTATCTTCGATACCATGATCAGTGACTACGTCTTGCAGCGGGGAGTTAAGCTGCCGTCTGACTTGGGTTCAGTTGCTATGCGCCATGACTGTGAGATCCTTAAGCAAGACACACTCAAGACTTACTTTAAGAATGGGTACAGTACTCGTGATATCCCCCATGCTGAGTTAGTCGAGTACCTTGAGCATGACTTAGGTTCCACTGAGGGTATCTACAAATCGATACAGGCTAAGCTGTTGACACCTCAGGATGCAGGTCTACGTGAGACGATTGAGATGTCCAACGAAGTGGCTATGGTTCTGTCACGGATCTATCACACAGGTATCAAGGTAGACTTGTCAGCACTGGATGCAGTACGCTTGCAGTTTGAGACAGAGAGGGATGAGATCGTTAAGCTACTACAGTCTCATGTACGTACACTAATGGGTGATACCCCAATCAATCTCAATAGTCCTGAGCAATTGTCATGGATTGTGTATAGTCGTAAGCCCCACAACAAGGGTGCATGGATGACTGCCATTACTCCCTACATGAAAGACACAGAGTTCAAGGAAGCAGTCAAGCGACACTTCAGTAATGTGTACAAGACTAAGGCAGTTAAGTGTGCTGGCTGTGATGGCAAAGGATTTAACTACAAGACTAAGAAGGATGGTTCCCCATTCAAGAAGTCCACTAAGTGTGTTACATGTAACGGTGTTGGCTTTGAGTTCAAGCCCACTAAGGAACTGGCAGGGTTAAAGTTCACAGCACCTAACGCTAAGTGGGCTAGTGCCAATGGCTTTGGCACGGGTAAGGATAACCTTGAGACCCTTGAACGAGTAGCTGTATCCAAGGGTATGACCGATGCTGTTGAGTTCCTAGGCAAGCTACGTAGGCTGTCAGCATTGGATAGTTACCTGAGTAACTTCGTTGAGGGTATTGCTTCTTACTTGAAGGCAGATGGACTGTTGCATGTGCGATTAAACCAGCACGTTACTGCTACGGGTAGATTCAGTGGGTCTAATCCCAATATGCAGAACATGCCTAGGGGTGGTACCTTCCCAGTGAAGCGGGTCTTTGTGTCTCGCTTTGAGGGTGGCAAGATCATGGAAGCAGACTTTGCCCAGCTAGAGTTTCGTGTAGCTGCATTCTTATCCCAAGATCAACGGGCTATGCAGGAAGTAAGTGAGGGGTTTGATGTGCACTCGTATACTGCCAAGGTTATTACGGATGCAGGTCAGCCTACCAGCAGACAGGATGCCAAGGCACACACCTTTGCCCCACTCTATGGTGCTACTGGCTATGGTCGTACCCCATCTGAGGCTGCCTACTACAAGCACTTCCTAGAGAAGTACACAGGCATTGCCAAATGGCACAGTGTTCTAGCTAAGCAAGCCTTGAATTATAAGTACATAAAGATACCCAGCAATAGGGAGTTTGCATTCCCCGATGTGCAGCGTAAGCGGGATGGATCAGTGACTCACTTTACTGCCATCAAGAACTACCCAGTTCAAGCCTTCGCTACAGCAGACATCGTACCTTTAGCCCTAGTAGAAATCTACAATAGGCTGAAGCCGTACAAGAGCAGAGTAGTAAATTCTGTCCATGATTCTATCGTGATTGATGTTCACCCCGATGAGATAGAAGAAGCGGTCAGAGTAATTGATGGAGTACAGAGGGATCTAGTGGGTTTGATCAATAAAAAATGGTCAATAGATTTCAATGTACCCCTTGCATTAGATAGTAAAATGGGTGATAATTGGTTAGAGCAAAAAGATGTACACGTTAATTAACAACAGAAAAGGAATAGACTTATGTCTAATATAACTCTTGCAGCAGGTGGTAACTTTGCACAGATGGCTGAAGCAATGGGCATGGCAGTTGATATCGCTAAGCCAAAGAAGCAAAGCAATCTAGCCCGATTGAAGTTAGATCACAAGGGCATCATGGGTGAAGAGGTTGTCGGTGGTAAGAAGAAGAAGGTAGAAGTTGTAGCTGCAGGTAGCTATGTACTTGACCGTCCTAACCTAGACCCAGTCTACGGTACCGATGTAACCATTCGTTTGTTTAACCAACGCTTTATGTACAAAAAGTACATTCAGGGTTCCGGTGATGTTAAGTCTAAGTATGTGAAGACCATCATGGATAAAGACTTGAATGGTGACTTGCGTGATAACGATGGTGGCTTTAACTGTGGCAAACCTTCGGGCTGGATCGAAGACTACAGTGCATTGCCAGCAGAGACAAAGGCTTTACTTAAGTCTATCAAGCGGGTACGTGTATTGTTTGGTGAGATTACAATGAAGGACCCAGTCAACGCTAAAGGCGAAACACTCGGTTTGATTGAGTCTATTCCTTTTATTTGGGAGGTGGATAACCGTGATGCATTTAAAACTTTGGGTGCCCCTATTGCACAGATGGCTAAGCAAAACCGCATCCTTCCACAACACCGCATCATCTTGGGTGCAGAAGAGCAGTCTCTCCCAACAGGGGCAACTTACTTCTTGCCTACAGCAGTACTCGATCTATCTAGCACCCTCGAGTTGACAGATGCTGACAGTACTTTGTTCGGTGACTTTAGTGCTTGGGTTGATAACTACAACGAGTATATCGTTAAGGAGTTTAACAAGCTGAGTCAACCATCCGAAGCTACTGCAGATGAACTTGAGATTGCTGAAGAGTTTGTTGACGTAGAAGTAGAAGCCTAATGAATCATCCTGCCGAGTTAAAGATACACCAGTATCTGAGTAAGGTAAGACACGGGGACAGTACCCTGAGCGATGAAGTAGTAGAGCAGATCGTTTCAGATGTTCGTGCTGCCCTTACTCGGCAGTTTGTAGACAAGCGGGACAACAAGTTCTCACTGCGAATGTCAAACGTAGGGCGTGACTACTGTCAGCTTTGGTTTGATAAGAACAGTCCTGAGGATGCAGTGCCCCACTCTACAAACTTCATTATCAATATGATGATGGGTGACATTGCTGAGGCAGTGTTCAAAGGTCTACTGACACAGTCTGGTGTGGCTTATGCTAACGGAGATAAGGTAACACTGGTGGCAGGTGAGCACACGATTCATGGCACACCCGACTTAAGCACTGAGGGTGCAGTAGATGATGTGAAGTCTGCTAGTCCTTGGTCATACACCAATAAGTTTGTTGACTATCAAACCCTACACGACAATGATTCCTTTGGCTATGTGGGTCAGCTTGCTGGCTACGCTAAGGCAATGGACATCAAGCCGGGTGGTTGGTGGGTAATCAACAAGGCTAACGGTGAGTTTAAGTATGTAGCTGCTGAAGGTATCGATCTTGATGCAGAAGTAGAGAAGATCAAACAGAAGGCAGACAAGCTAAAGGAGAATACCTTTGAACGATGCTATGAAGCAATCCCTGAAACCTATCGCAAGAAAGAAACAGGGAACCTTGTACTGGGGCGGGAGTGTAGTTGGTGCTCTTATCGATACAAATGTTGGGATGGACTACAAGAGAAAGCATCACTTGTATCTAAAGCAGCAAACCCTCCAATGGTTTCCTACGTCAAGATAGTACCGAAGGAAGTATAGTAAATGGCATTTAAGAAGATGAACTTCAAGCCGTCTCACACTAAGGATTATCGTAGTGGTCTAGAGGAGTCAGTACAGGAGGACTTGAGGGCAGCTTCTATAGATGCTGAGTATGAGTCCATTAAGATAGAGTGGGAAGACTTGTGCTATAGAAAATATACACCGGACTTTCTGCTTCCTAATGGTATTATTATTGAGACTAAGGGAATGTTTACTGCTAAGGATAGGCGTAAGCATACGTTAGTTAAGAAGCAACACCCGCATTTAGATATTCGA